TCAGATATGTAGCCTCAAAGCTCATTGCGTTATATGGTGATAAGCAAGTAGTAGAAACTAAAGGAGATAGCACGTTGACTATTAAATGGGGGGATGAGGTCCCCAGCTTAGAGCATAAGGACACAGCCCACGCACACGCAAATGGAGTTCAAAAGATGGAACATAACCCTGACAAGAAAGTATTAGCAATTAACGAGGCATAGCCTAGGCATAGCAAGGGTATTGATCCCGTAGTGGGGTTATTTTTGGCAGTTTTTGGCCCCCCACACCCCGAAAAAATGGGCTAGGTTTTTATATATATATATATCCCGAACTGAAAGTATCTACGCATGGATGAAGATTTAAAAGATTTGACAGCAATGATTGTTTACGATGAAACCAGCAAGAGTTTAATTATTAGTGTCACAGGTTTTAGAAATAACTTTCACGGCAAGGAAGTTTCTAACTGGATTTGCAATTCATTGAATATTGATATTGAAGAAATAAGTGGTTCGGGGCCAACAGTACACTAATGGAAATAACGATACCTTATAGTCCAAGAGAATTACAAAAAGAGATACATGAAAATTTAAGTAAATACCGATGGGCTGTATTATCAATACACAGACGGGCTGGTAAATCGGTATTATGTATTAATGAATTAATAAAACGAGCTTTAACAAACAGCAAGTGGAACCCTCGGTACGCATACATCGGCCCGACATATAAACAAACAAAGTCAATTATTTTTGACTATTTAAAATACTATGCTGGTGTCATACCTGGAACCAAGTTCAACGAACAAGAACTAAGTTGTTTGTTTCCGAATGGTGCAAAAATTGTACTACTCGGATCAGAGAACCCTGACAGTTTAAGGGGTTCTTATTTTGATGGGATTATTTGTGATGAATATGCACAGATAAACCCACGGCTGTTTCCTGAAGTAATCAGGCCAGCTCTATCAGATCGTAAAGGTTTTTGTTTTTTTGTTGGTACCCCACAAGGCATGAGTAATGATTTTTATGCCAAATATCAACACGGTCTAAAAGATAAGACCTGGTACACTAAAATTGCTAAAGCAGATGAAACTGGCATTGTGGACCAAGAAGAATTAGATGCTGCCCTAGAACTCATGGGTAAGAAAAAATTTCGGCAAGAATTTTTGTGTGATTGGGTAGCTGCATTAGAAGGCTCCATTTATGGAGATGTTATTGAGAAAATAGAAGATAAAGGTCAAATTGGTAATGTTCCTTACGATCCAACTTATCCCGTGTCTACGGCTTGGGATATAGGTGTGTCAGATAAAACAACGATTATATTTTTTCAGCAAGTAGGCAGATCAATACAGATTATAGATTATTATGAAAACAGCAACGAAGGGTTGCCACACTATATTAAGATAATTAAAAACAAAGATTATGTTTACAACAATCATTATGGGCCTCACGATTTAGAACAACGTGAGTTCACTAATGGTAAATCCAGACGAGAAATAGCTTACGAATTAGGTTTACGATTTAAGATTGTACCTAAACTAAGCATAGAAGATGGGCTGCACTATACGCAACTATTGCTAAACCGATGCTGGATTGACATGGATAATTGTAAAAAATTATTAGACGCACTAAGAAATTACCATCGTAAATTTAACGATATGTTGCAAACCTTTAATGCTAAACCCGTTCACGATTGGAGCAGTCATGCTAGTGATAGTATGAGATGTTTAGCTGTAGGTTTACAAGAATTAAAAACAGAACAAACAGTGCCACAAGCAATGGCCGATAACAACTACAACCCACTAGGATTACAATGAGTAGATTATTAAAACCCAAAATTAACATGCCAACTCCCCCTAAACAAAAAATAGCTATGACTCCTATAGGTAGTGTTGCTGGTGATGTTGAAGAACTTGAAGCACCAAAAAGAGGTAAGAAGGCTACCATACTTACTTCCAACAGTGGTTTAATTAATGACCCAGAAGCAACTTATAACCCCTCACTGTTAGGATAACACTATGGCAAAACTAGGACTATATGCAAACATCCATGCAAAACGTAAACGTATTGCAGCTGGATCAGGTGAGAAAATGCGTAAAGTAGGCTCACCAGGATCACCAACTGCTAAAAACTTTACTCAATCGGCTAAGACAGCCAAGAAAACTTTATTAGGATAACAACATGACTAAACCATTACAAGGCAAACAAAAAAAACTTGATGCAAATAAAAACAACAGAATAGATGCTGGAGATTTTGCACTATTAAGAAAAAAACCAAAAGTAAAACCAAAAACTTTATTAGGTTAAAGAAAGGAAATAAAATGATTAAAAAGAAAAAGAAAAAACCTTACGGTAAATAAACATGGCTAAAGAGTTAACCAAACGACAAGTTAAAACTTTAAAAAAACATTCTGTACATCACACAAAAAAACACATGTCGTTGATGGAGAAATCAATGCTTGAAGGCAATACTTTTACAACAGCACATAAGGCAGCACAAAAAAAATTAGGCATCTAACATGGCTTTAAAAAAACACCAAAATCCATCAGGTGGTCTTAATGCTGCTGGTCGAAAACATTTTGGAGTTAAAGCTCCAATCAACACAGGCACGAATCCTAGACGAGTATCTTTTGCTGCACGTTTTGCTGGGATGCAAGGACCAATGAAAAACTCAGACGGTAGCCCAACACGGAAAGCCCTAGCTCTAAAAAAATGGGGTTTTGGAAGTGTGGCTGCTGCTAGAACTTTTGCTAACAATAATAAAAAAACTTAAACAAGGAAAAACTATGAGTGCAATAATAGGAAAAAAACCCAAGCCAGTAGCTTTGACAGCTATAAAAGGCTTACAAACTACAACTACACAAGACATAGCTCAAGATGTACAAAAAGCTAAAAAGAAAAAGAAGCCAGGACAATCTTCATTGATTGAAACTACTTCAGCTGGATTAGGTGGAGATGCCCCTACCTACCAATCAACACTACTAAGCTAAATGAAAAATAAAAATGCAGAGATGCTGGTAAATCGTTTTGCCACATTGCGTACTAATCGTTCTACTTGGGAAAGCCATTGGCAAGAAATAGCTGATTACATGTTGCCTCGTAAAGCTGACATAACTACCCAACGAACTCGTGGTGATAAAAGAAACGAAGTAATCTTTGATGGCACAGCAATTCATGCGTTAGAATTATTAGGCTCAAGTTTGCATGGTATGTTAACCAATGCTGCCTCACCGTGGTTTACATTAGCATATAAAAATACACAGTTAAGTCAGAATGACGAAGCTCAAGAGTGGCTAGATTCAGTTACCCAAGATATGTACACGGCATTTAACCGTTCTAATTTTCAACAAGAAATCCAAGAGCTGTACCAAGATTTAATTTCATTTGGTACTTCAGCTATGTTTGTATCCCCAGATGAACAAAATTCTATTAGATTTAATACTCGGCACATCAAAGAAATATTTATTGCTGAGAATGAAAAAGGTCAAGTTGATACAGTCTTTAGACATTTTACTATAAGTGCTAGAGCTGCGGTTAATCTATTTGGTGAAGCTAATGTTGGCTCAAGTATCTTTAATAAATTTAAAAAAGATATTGATGCCGATGTAAGTTTATTGCATGTCGTAACACCTAGAGATACTTATGATGCATCCAAAGAAGATGCTGCTAACATGCCATTTAAGTCATGTTATATAGATCCTGATGATGTTCATATGATTAATGAATCAGGTTTCCGTGAGTTTCCATACGTTGTACCCAGATATTTAAAAGCTAGTTATGAAATTTATGGTCGTTCACCAGCTATGAACGCATTGCCTGATGTTAAAATGCTTAACAAAATGTCAGAAGTAGCAATCAAAGCTGGACAGAAACAAATCGATCCACCGTTAATGGTTCCAGATGATGGCTTTATGTTGCCGATTAGAACTGTACCTGGTGGTTTAAACTTCTATCGTTCAGGTAGTCGTGATCGAATTGAACCATTAAACATTGGAGCTAACAATCCAATCACGATTAATATGATTCAAGATCGGCAGTTGGCAGTACAAAAAACTTTTTATGTGGATCAACTGTTAACCTCTCAAGGTGGCAACATGACTGCTACTGAAGTGTTGCAACGTAATGAAGAAAAAATGAGATTGCTTGGACCAGTGTTAGGTCGATTGCAATCAGAACTATTACAACCGTTAATTGAACGAGTGTATAATATCTTAGAACGACAAGGCGTATTCAGACCAGCTCCACAAATTTTAGCAGAGCAAAATGTAGAAATAGAATATGTTAGTCCATTAGCTAAAGCACAAAAATCAAGTGATCTTAATTCCGTTATGCGTGGCATTGAGATCTTTGGAGCTATGTCACAATTTGCTCCAGTGCTTGATTATCTAGACTCTGACGGTTTAGCTAAGTATGTACAAAATGTTCTAGGACTACCAGCTAAGATTATGAAATCTGATGCTGAAGTACAAAAAGTCAGAGAAGAACGACAACAAGCAGAACAACAAGCAGCCCAACAACAAGAGTTAATGCAACAAGCCCAAGCGGCTGGTGCAGCAGCTCCAATGGTGAAAGCTGTTAAATAAAACCAAAGGAGAAAACTATGGCTGATGAGCAACAAAATCAGGACCAACAAGAAAATCAAGAAAGACTAAATGAGTTAGTAAAAGATTATAAACTAACTTTTGAAAGTAAGTCAGGTGCAAAAGTATTGCAAGACTTACAAAGACGTTGCCATTTATTTACGACCACTAATGTTAAAGGGGATTCACATGAGTCAGCTTTTATGGAAGGTCAACGAGCAGCAATATTATTTATAACTAACATTTTGAATAGGAAAATATAATGGGAGAACTAAAAGCAATTTTTAAATTTTGGAATAACCTAAATAAAAAAAATAAAATTATTTCAGGAATAGTTTTATTAGTTTTAATTTATTTAATAATAACATAAGGAGATAACTATGTCAGAAGATCAGGTAACGGAAGTCGAACAACAAAGCCAACCGTCTGAAACTACTGCAACTATAGAGCCAACGGCTACTACTACTGAAGCTAGTTGGAGAGATGCATTACCAGACGATTTAAAAAGCAACGAGTCACTAGGAAAATTTAGTGACATATCAACATTAGCTAAAAGCTATATCAATGCCGAACAAATGATTGGCAAAGATAAGATGGTAGTGCCAGGAGCAAATACTACTGAAGATGAATGGAGTGACATCTACGATAAAT